TAGACATGGATGGCGTGATTGAATTGGCGCTCCTTGCGGAACGGTAGGAAACGACTGAAGCAGCTTTGCTGCCAATCTTGCTCCTCATTGCTCATGCAAAGTTGCAACGCAAGGGCGTTGTCGCACAACGCCTTTGCTACCCCCCCACTGAATGTAGCATGCAGGTATTAATTCGCATGTCGGATGGCTCACACATCGACCACACCGGGGACAGGCTGCGGTGACTTAGCCTTCCTCTGGCGGGGTGTGTGGCGCTTACCAGTAGCACTGTTTGTCTCAACGTCGCTCCTGCAGGCCCTGTTAAGGTCGGCCAGAAGCCGGTGCCGCTCTTGCGCGCTAAGACTCTCAACGGAGAACGGTGCTGCCGCAGTGGTAGTCGCTCTTGTCAAGCCCGGGGGTCGCAAGGCAGGCTCCCAATCGCCATCAGCTTCCGCGATGGGTTTCAAGGGTGCCTGGCTCTCAGTGACCGGTTCAGGCTCTACGTGGTTGATCACGCGCTCAACAACCTCAATGGTGTGAGACATGGCAGGCTGCGCAGCGAGCTGAGCTTGAAGCCTGTTCACAAGTGCAGTGAGGTGTGCGATCTGCGTGTCGACGGTGTCACCGAAAGCAGCTGGGCTAGGATCGGCGACCTTCTTCTTCTTGGACTCCTGCTGTTGAGGTACGAGGCTACTGAAGACCGTAGGCTCAACCCCTTCCGGGGCCAAACCGTTGGCGATGCGGAAGCCAGGATCGATGTCCTCAGCATAGACCCAGGGGTCAAAAGGCGCTTCGCTAACGCCCTCGAGATCGACACCGTCGATGTCGATGCCAACCCTGCGGAAGGTGTTGACAAAGCTGTCCCAGCAGCCTTCACCGTCAACGTTCCTCAAGCACATCTTGTAGCCTACCAAGGCTGATTGGACCTTGGGGTCAGACAGTGCCTCAACGTTGGGAATATTGAGTCTAGCGTTGGTGTAAAGCTTCTCGATGTTGGCAAACCTCCAAATCCAATGCCCACCCTCAACCTTACAAGGCTCCTTCGCGTAGAAGGTGCCGTTCAGGGAATTGTAGGAAATAGGACCGTACTGCATGCCGTCAGCGCTCCAACCAAAGGTCTCAAAGCTGCCAGGCTTGATTCGAAAGCCCATAGCCTCATATCTTGCCTGGTTCCAAGCAGCCAGAAGGCGAGACAAGTTGTCATCTCCTCCTGAACCCGTATAGGGCGCGCCGCAAACCTCGTGTGCCGAGGTCTGGACCACGGAGTTGTCGACAGTGGTGTTGGTACTGCCACTACCTGTCTGGCCTGCAATAGAGCTTGCATACAATTTCGAACCAACAACAAGGGTGTGGGCACCCTCAAGAAGCATCAAAGAATGAATCAAGCAAACAAAGGTCTGGGTCAGCCCCTTCTCTGCAAGGGCAGTAGGGTCAAACATGTCGGCCCTGCTCCCGTAGGTGAAGGCAAACTTGCACTTCGCCTCATCAGCGATGGGAAGAGTGTTGTGGACACGAATGCCCGCACACATCATCTGACCGTCCCTAGAAACGGAAAAGTCATACTGCTCACAATCCTTTGTGGCACCGGGTCCCATGGTCCCTGTGTCAGGATCGTGCATAATGTGCTCGATGTTCTTGGACATGTGCTCTAAGCCAAGGTCGTGGTGGCCAACGCCCGTAAAGAGCTTGTGAATGACCCCACGCTGGTAGCCAGCGGTGCAGCCCTTGTTCCACTCATAGCAGAGCAACGAGAGGCAAAAGTTCTTCACGACACTGGAAGGCCAAATAGTGCGAGCAAGACCGTTGTCGATCTTCTTGCGCTTGATGAGCTCGTCCTTGGCGAACACAGTCTCAGGGTCAGAAATGCCATGGAACACGAGCTCCTCGGGCGTCATAATGCCGATGACCTGAGGGCCAAGGGACATGATAAGCATGAGCCTGTGGAGCATGATGTCAATAAGCTCAACCTTGCCCTCCTCCGTCTGCCAAACCTCCTTCGCACCAGCAATGTAGTGAGCCGAGAAGCCCGCTGACTTCTTGGGGTCCAGAGAAGAAATGATGGTCTCAGTGAGGTCGCTAAGCTTCCCAAAAGCGGAGGCCTTCGTCTTGACATAGCCCTCGAATGTGACCTCCTCCTTGAACATGCCATCGGCAATGTCCCAAGTGGCTGCACGCATTTTCTTCGCTTGCGCGTCGAGCGTGCGGAGGATCTGCTCCTTGCTGTAGGCCGGTTTGCCAAACTTGGGGCGATTGTCTTCGCCGCACAACTCGACGTTCTCGGCACGCGCTGCGGTGCAAAAGTCGGAGTCAACTTCAACTGGCTGCGTCGGCGGAGCTGTGTGAAGCTCCTTGCACTCTCCAACCTGCTCATACACGGTTTCACCCTGTGCATTCTTCATCTGGTTGGTGGCCTTTCCGAACACAATCCTAGCTGCGTCAATATAAGCCCGGAACTTGATAGCACCCGGGGAATCGATGAGCTCCGACGGCGTGTACTGCTGTGCGTGCGCAAGGTAGTCCAAGCTGTCGTTTGCAACAACAGCATCAATAATTTCTGAAATCTCTGGCCTGCCGGCCGGATC